CTTCACTTCTAACATATCCACTCGTGCAGCATCACCTAAGTGGAATATATCAGAGCTGCCGATCTCTTCCTCGGTATGTACCATGGCTCAACCCACTTTATCTCCAGATCCTCTGCTGTTGTGGTTATTCTAAACCTAACCGTCTGTGTAGTTAAGTTAAAAGGAACAGTGTACTCAGTCCATTGGCTACTACTTTGTAAAGTTCCTCCTAATGTCCAGGTGACTCCCTTATCTGCTGAGTAGAAGAGGTCAAAGGGGCCTCCCTTAGCTTGTACTCTGCACTCGACTATTCTCGAAGCATGCTCGAACAAGAAATCCTTTGTCTCGAAGATCATTGTATCCGACGACTTAGTAATTCTATCATCTTCCTTAACGTAACCAGTCGAAGTTCCAATAAGAGTGGTAGGAGCTGCAGAGGATAAAGGCTTATCCAACCATATCCAGGTCTGAGCACTCCAAGTTCCTGTTAAGTCGATCCATGTAACCCCTACTGGCACTGTGTAAAATCCAAACGCCGTTACCTCTAAAGTCTGCTTAACCCAGCTTTTTGTATCAAAGTTGTATTTAAAGACTAAGTCCGGGACTTCTCCTTGTGTAGGAATAGCTAGCCAGTATTCCTTTAACTCCTCGATGTAAGCCGCACATGCTCTGTTTACCTTAGCACTATTAATTATCTTCGTCTCTGTATCATAGAGAAGTCCACGGATCTGTGGTCCAAGCGATTCTATGGAGAAGCCATCGTAGAAGTAAATATCATCTGATCCTAGAAACACCAACTCGTCTCCTAGTGAGGTTATTACATTGGGAGTAAAACCTCCAACAGCCTCTAGGCGAAGTTCAGGTATGAAGACTGTAGTACCACCAACATAAACCAATTCCCAAATTGACCTTTCTTTTAAGATAAAGAGTCTATCCTTTAACAAAGCAAAGCCTACTACCCAATCAGGTGTTTCAGTTAGCTCAACGAAACCTGAGCCAGTACCGGTCCAGGTTTCTGGATCGCCTGCGATCGGCCATCTAACTCGACGAGGACATCTTGTGCCACTTTCGATAGTATGTCCGAGTATCAGACGGTTCTTGAATACTACCAGAGAACGAGCCTGTATAGCTGTTAAGCCTCCTAAAGGTGCAAAGTTTCCGGCACTCCCGTCCCATTTTTGCACTGCGTCTACCCCGTTTGTTAGAACGTATAGATCATTACCTCCAGAATCTAATGTAACGGCAGTGCTGAACCAGTCATCTCCTGTACCGGTAAAGGCGGCCTGTCCAACAGCCGTCTTAGTAACAGGACCTTCATTTACAACTGTTTCGCTCACAGTTATCTCAAGAGCTGTTACTGCAGTGACTGTAAACGGTCCAGGGTTTAGAGTCGCGTTAGTGGTAACAATAGTACCTTCGGTAAATCCGTCTGTTACGAAAGAGCCAGCACCTCGAGTTATCTTCTTAGTAGAAGCTACGAAAGTTAAAGATATTGCCCCTGTAGTCACCTCTCCATTCTTCTTCTCATAACTTTGATCGCCCTTAAGTCTATAAGCAAACTTTGTAGTCATGAATAAGTAGTGAATCGCCCCGGCCTGCATAGGAAAGCTATCCATATGCCTCACATAACCGTCTAAGGGTAGTCCTGTCCCAAAGTTTGAAAGACCTACATCCTTTTTTATTATACTGCCTTGGAAGCGGCAGTTCTGCAAATTAGGTGAAGCTTTGTCAATCAGGAAAATAGGCTCAACAGAAACATCCAAACCACCTGTTAATTGTGTAATTGGATATGGTTTTTTTCTTAAGGCCATGTGCTTATCCCCACTCTTACCCAAGTATCGGTATCAATGCAGATGTAGAGGTAACTTGAGTCGAAACAGATCTCACCTTTCTCTCCGACATCACTAGCAGAAGATGGTGTCTTGTTCTCTAGTCTAAAGCCTCCTCCTTCCAAATCCTCTCTGACTGACTTATGTAGCATCCGAAAAGCATCTGCGTGACCAATCCTCCATCTCCTCTCAAGGCGATAGTCAGTGGATTGTTCCTCTCCAGGAATGTTAGGCAGTATTGGTTCTCTTTGTGTCTTGATATCACTCATATGAAGTATCCTATCAGGTCAACCACATATGAATAAGTTCCTGTTCCGCTATCAGTTACAAGTTTAGTTTCAAATATTTCCGACGCATCACACTCCACTATAACCATCATAGCATTTCCAAACTCAATTTTGACAGCAGCGTGGCCCCCTGAGTTAATAATTCTCGCTAAGTTTGCCGTTACTGCAGAACCGTTCTTTCTGAAATGACCGGTTTGCATTCCATAACCATAAGAATTTCTCAACGTTACGTTTAACAAAGCACCCTTAGCCGTATCTCCTCCCGTATCAGCACTAATATCCACATCTGTCCAGTCAGTAGCTGCTGTCCAACTAATTTTGTTGGTTGGGGTTGCGAGAAACTTCAGGGTTGCTGCAAAAGTGTCAAGCTTAGCCCCATCAGCACTAATATCCCTTCCATCAATAGTTACACTACTACTAACTGCAAGGTTTTGACTCAAGGTCTGACCTGCCTTATCAAGCTTTAAATACTGAGGGTGATCATCATCATCACTAAGACCTGATAGAGCCCCGTGGTCAATGTCAAGTACCACCCAAGCAGATCCGCTGTATCTCTTCAAGACCTTCAGAGTAGTATCCCAAGCCAAGGCTCCACTGGACATACCGGATAAGGCGTTTATATCTGCGGTAGTACCGAGAAAGATCACCGCTGCCTTACCAGCCTTGACAAGAGGTTGAGTACCTGTCTTGAAGTTTAGCTCCAGTTCTAACCTTTCGCTGATCGCCACCTTTAGCTCACGAATCTTAGAGGCACCGTACTTTGCCTCATCGCTATCACTCGGTGAAGCCTCAAATGTCGCATCCCAAGTAGTCATGACCTACCTCCAGTATTAAGGATTTTCTTTTATAAAAGGGTTCTTCCAATACTCCCCTGTAGGACCTCTCGATGCACTTGCATCAAAAGATCTAGCTACAGGCCGAACATCAGGACGAGCTCGATCCTCACTAGCTGCAACACCTAAGAGCTGCAGTGCACGTTGAATCCAGTTACCACTGCCACCATCAAGGATCGTATAGGCTATATCCACAGATAATGCGACGATTACATGGTCTTTGTTGACATACGGAGTTTCGTCTGTATCACCACTAAGAGTTGCAGGCCACTGACTATGCTGGATGTAGAGAGGCTTAGCCGCATCTGGAATCCTAATAAACTCCAGGTACATCCCTCTACGTGTATACCAAGTAGGTCTGCCTATTGCCAGCTGCTCTGTGTAAGGGATGCGACTGTCCAGCTCTTGCGGAGGTACGTAGGTGAGCTTACGACTATTAGCATCGTCCATGTAACGAATGCTGTAAATATCTTTAGGACGGACAAGCGCTAAGTTTGTCTCAATGTGATAGAGCTTCTGACTTGCAACAGTAACTGCATGCGAAGTATCAAGAGTCACCAGCTCATCAAAATCACGAACGCTTGCAATGGCTTTATGCGCTTCATTAATAGCCTCTTCCACTGCCAGCAACGTTCTACCATCAGTCTTATCCTTCATACGAAGTAAGACCTTCCGCTTTAGTTCTTTGAATTGAGTACTCATTGACTTTCACCTCGTGCCTGGGCAATAATACTCTCTAAAATAGCCTTCTGGCCTGCAATGACATGTCGAGCTCTAGCTCCAAGAGTTAGAGGGACACTAATGGCATTCGCTACTGCCTGCCACATCTGAGCTGTCTCAGCTTCTTCAAACGCTGCAAATACTATAGCCGAAGCTGTACTGACGATGTAGCTATCGTGTTGCGTGAACTCTAAACTATCAGTCGCGTTCACCAGCTTAGTGGGATATTTCGAATAACTAACAGTTAGCGTCTTATTACCAGAAGGTGTATCTTTTACATATACAGACCCTCCAAACACACTGAAGTACTTAGTACTTCCTACCGAACTGGGTACTATAACTTCCCATAATTCATAAGGCACAAACCACATAAGGTTGCTATCCGTCTGGTTGTAGATAGCCAGGATGTCAAGGAGATTGGTAAGTGAGCTGAAGCTCACAGAGCTACTGCTTCCAGGTATGACAAGCGAATTAGCAGCCTTAAGCTCGTAAGGCTCGAACACCAAAGCGGCTAATGTAGCTGCGTAATTGATAGCAGCATCTGTCACTAGCAGAGCATCTGTATCGGCCCTCCCTCCAAAAGCTGCCTTAATTAGAGCTCTGAAATCCGATAAAGTACTCATTCCTCACCTCTACCTAAGAATTCAACCATTCCCACTTCATTAAACGTTTCTTATCATCTTCTACACTACTACCTATATCACTACGATATTGAACATCGGCACAGATGATAATACGCTTAATGAGGGAATAGACTTGTCTCTGACATTCTTTTACATTCACTCCTTTTGCAGTAACACACCCAATTACTCCATCAGCACCTGCTAATACTTCCTGTCCATCTAATTTCATTACATCAGCAAGCCACACATGTTTCCTAGCTTCATTAGGTATGTCTAAACATTGCACTCCGCGAAGCTTATCCAGTTCGTGCTTAACAGGATAAGGAGGAAATGACAGGCGTACGCCCATCGCTACCTGTTTAGAATCACCTTTAACTTCACCAGCCTTACCAGAAGCTATTCTGTATAAAAAATCATATAGAGAGCCTTCCAGCAATTCACTTAAGGTCTGAATAGCTTCATAGCCAAACCTAGCTGTGTACTCAAGGAAGTAAACATTACTGTCACTGACAATGCAGTTGACATCTAAAGGTCCAACGTAGTTCATCTTCTTTAGTAAAGGTACCAGAGGCCCAAGTACCTTAGATGTTAACCTATCTCCATTTGTTAACCAGACAACGTTGCCCATACAACCTACGTTGGAGCCCTTATCACCCTCCATAAAGCGCTTTTGCTCGATAGTGTGGTTAAAGGGAAGTACCCACTTCTCTCCATTGAACCAGCCTTCAGTACTTATCTCAACACCTTCAACCTTATCTTCGACTAAGCAAGGCAGTAACTCGTTAATCTGCTTCTTGGCAATAGAGCTTACAGTACGGTTATGCTTATCATTACTTACTAATGTCAATGAACTAGATTTATTATTAAAAGGTTTTACTACCTTTGCTTTCTTCTCTTTTAGACATTCTAGCAAGGCCTTAGAAGTACGGACTAGTTCACTATTAGGCAACTTTACCTGTGTAAGAGAACGGGCTACCTTCTCTCCATAAGATCTGTCTAACTCCAATTTGTCTGCAAAGCTACTACCTCCTAATACCAACTTACCTTTTCTTCGAAGATCATCACAAAGAGCTCCAGAGCCGACCATGTCACTTAGTACTAGATCATACTGCGCAAGCGATCTATGAGGACTGTCTACCTTACCAGGATTTTCGTACCCATCTAAGGTATGTTTAACCTGGGGATCCTCAAGGTACATCTTCACTGTATGCCCCTCAGCTGCCAGCCTAAGGGCCACCGGTGTACCGTCGCCTTGCTTGCTAATGATCAATATAGTTGCCATCTAGCATCCTGAAGACGTGAAGAGAAAAACACAGAAAACACAGAGCTCCGGAGCTTTAGGTCTACTTCTCTGCATCTATTTTTGCCTGCAAGAGTTTATTAGCATCTGCCAACTCATCCCACGTCGGAATGGGCTGATCCCCCTGAACCTGCTGTATGGAACTGTAAAGTCTAAAAGCCACTCCAAGCAAAGTATTAACCAGGTTTATGATCATTATTGCATCCATAAGACCTCCTTATTCTATCCATCCTAATTGAACACAAAGGTTAAGAACATTGGATACCTGATTTTGCACCATTCCGTAGACCATGGCAGGATCAAGGGGTTTTGTTTTCCCTATCCGTATCACATCCGCCAGAACCTTATTAGCCACGTCGAAGGTAGGTACTACCTTTGTTTTCCATTCAGGCTTGTGCCCAATTTGTAACTTAGCCGAGTCAAAAGCTCCGTCTAGCTGCGCCTGAATATCCCCAATGATGATACGGGCCTTTTCGTCGGGGGTCAACTTATTCCACTTTTCCTGTGTCGTGGCACAAGCCATCAGGCTCATCATTAAAACCATAACCAAAAACCATTGAATCTTCCTTCTCATAAATCCTCCTTATTTGTTTGTGAGCAAGTTTCCACTCTGCCCCGTAAGTAAGTTTTTAAGAATGTAGCCTAATCCTCCAGCTATTGCCGCTCCCGTAATCTTCTTCCAATCAAAAGTAAGGTTTCCTGCCGTAACAGAATCATAGATGATCGTAAGCGGAGTCGTAAGAATAGCAACCATTAGGCCCCTTTGCCAATCGCTCATTTTGATAGTCCAAAGTTTTGTAAACGGATTCACTTCTTTTCACCTCCTTTCAAACCCTTCATTTCCTCCTTTATCTGTTCTCGTTCCTGCATTAATTTCTCCAATTCAGCAGCTTTCTCCTTGTTCGTAGGTTTGACTCCAAACGCCTTCTGGAGGTCGAATATTTGCTGATTAATAGTTCTGAGATCTATACTCTTAAACTTATACTCGTTCATCTGTTGCTGTTGCTTCACGTCTGCACATAGGGCATATCGGTCAAAATATTTATTTGCCCCCCAAACTACAGCAATTAGGCTAAATACAATTCCAATCACAACGAGTTTTTCTTTCATACTAC